TGGTGATAGTGCTGGTAGTCCAGAGGCTGATGTTGCTCTAGCAACTGGATCTAGTGATCCGTTCATGACTCAATATGCCGCCGCTGGTGGTATGACTACTGCTAAAGCAGAAGCACTTGGTGGTGCTGCCGGAGATCATTTCCGTCAGATGACTTTCGAGATTGACAAAACTTCTGTTACTGCTAAAAGTCGTGCCCTAAAGGCCGAATACACAACTGAATTGGCACAAGACCTGAAAGCAATTCATGGTCTGGATGCCGAGCAAGAATTGGCAAATATCCTGTCAACTGAAATTCTTGCCGAAATCAACCGAGAAGTCGTTCATACTGTAAACGTGGCTGCTCAGGGTGGTGCTTCTGGTACTGCAAATCCTGGTACGTGGGCTACTTCAGATGGTGACGGTCGTTGGTCAGTTGAGAAGTATAAAGGTTTGATTTTCCAATTAGAAAAAGAAGCTAATGAAATCGCCACTAACACTCGCCGTGGACGTGGTAATATTATTATTGCTTCCCCTAATACAGTTGCCGCCCTATCAGTAACAGGTTTGCTAGATGCTAACCATAACTTAGGTAATGGTGCTCTATTAGATAGTAATGGTATAGTAGGTAACACATTCGTTGGTACTCTAAATGGTCAGTTTAAAGTTTATGTCGATCCATATTTCTCAGGTGGCGACGGAACTGAAGCTGCTCAGGCTCCAATAACAGGCAATTATGATGCTGGTGCTACTGAAAACTATGCTACCGTAGGATATAAAGGTACTAGTCCTTATGATGCTGGTATTTTCTATTGTCCATACGTACCACTACAAATGGTAAAAGCAGTTGGTGAAAATACATTCCAACCAAAAATCGGATTTAAAACCCGTTACGGAATGCTTGCTAACCCATTTACCGATTCAAGTAATGCATTGACAAGAGGAACCAATAATTATTACAGACGAGTCCGAATTTCCGGTATCTAGTAATATTATTTTACTTTTCTAAGAAAAGGGGGTGTATCTCACGGCACCCCTTTTTCTTAGCTGATAAATATAAGCACAAGAGGAATATCTGACGATGCAGAATTTACCGACAAACTATAACTTATTACAACCTACGAGTTATAGACTAATAATTGATAAATTGCCGTTAGTTTCATACTGGGCCCAAAGTGTGCAATTGCCGGGAGCACAGGTGGGGGAAACACAGTTAAATACACCATTCAAAGATTTTCCAATGGCCGGTGATAATATAAATCATGATATATTTGATATTATGTTTCTAATTGACGAACAAATGGCTAATTGGAATGAATTGTATAAATGGATGAGACAGTTGACATCCCCTTCTGATTTTAAAAAAGAATTTAAAACACTACCACAAGATCCAAGATATAACGATCCGAATATAAAGGAAATGTATTCTGATGCAAGATTGCATATAACTACTAACTCAATGAATCCAAATATTGTAATAAAATTCACAAGCATGTTTCCAACAGTTTTAACGCCAATATCATTTGAGTCAAGTGATACAACCTTACAACCTTTGTTGGGTACTTGCAGCTTCACAGTCCATGATATGATAATAGAAACATAACGGAGGATAACTTATTGACTTTACAAGATTTATATAAGATGGTTGAAAAGGATTTAAATATTAATGATACTGAATTGGATCGGGAAGCATTAAGGACTCCATATTTACATGATAAATACTTAAAGTTTTACGGGACCGCAAAATTAGAACTCGCAAGAGTAAAAAAAGAATATAAAAAATTACGTCTGAAAAAAATATTATACTATTCCGGAAAAGCAGAAAAGGAAGTTTATGATGAAAATCCATTTGAATTTAAAGTTCTTAAGAATGAGTTGGATATCTGGTTAGATGCCGATGATGAATTAGAGGATTTAAATTTAAAAGTTGAATTTGAAAATGCTAAAGTGGACTACCTTCAAAGAACACTCACTGAAATTGCTAGAAGGAGTTTTCATATAAAGTCGGCAATTGACTGGAGAAAATTTATTAATGGCATCTCCTGATACATTATACATAGAAAAAATAAACGAAGTCTATAATATTATAGATTGTGAACCATCCGTAGCACAGGAATTATGTGATTATTTTACCTTTGAAGTTCCTGGTGCTAGATTTATGCCTGCATATAGATCGAGAGTTTGGGACGGAAAAATACGTTTATATTCTACTAGAGATAAATTGCTATATGGAGGCTTACTTAAACATACATTAAAATTTGCAAAGTCCAGGAATTATGATACTAAAATAGTCAATCCAGAGCAATTTTTACCAACACCCACTCAAAATATAGAGGAATTTATAAATTCTCTATCCCTACCCTTTGCCCCTAGAGATTATCAAATAATGGCATTAGAACATGCAATTCAAAATGAAAAATGTGTTCTTCTATCCCCTACTGCTTCTGGTAAATCTCTAATCATACATCTAATAATTCAGTATTTTTCAGATAGAAAGTGTTTAATTGTAGTACCTACAACATCCTTAGTTGAGCAAATGTTTAAGGATTTTGAGTCTTATGGTATCAATGCTGAAAAATATTTTCATAAATTATACTCCGGACAAGAAAAAACATTTGATAAACAAAATCTAATTACTACTTGGCAATCCATTTTTAGAAAGGATTTAGATTTCTTTGAACCATATGAGGTAGTGATAGGGGATGAAGCACATGGATTTAAAGCAAAATCCCTAACTGATATTATGACTAAACTGGTTAATTGTTCAATTAGAGTAGGAACAACCGGTACGTTAGATGGAACAAAAACACATAAATTTGTTTTAGAGGGATTGTTCGGACCTGTATTTGAAGTTACTACCTCAAAAAAATTAATGGAAGAACAACATTTAGCAGAATTAAAAATACATTGTATTATTTTGAAACACTCAGATGAAATATGCAAGGAAATGAAAACTGCTACTTATCAACAAGAAATTAATTACATAGTCGGAAATAATAAACGTAATTCCTTTATTTGTGATATGGTAGAGAATTTAACCGGTAACACCCTGATATTATATCAATTGGTTGAAAAGCATGGTGAAAAACTATATCAAATGCTGAAAGAAAAGACAAATAAAAAAGTTAGTTTCATTCATGGGGGAATTTCTGCTAATGAAAGAGAAGATATACGAATGGCTACGGAACAGGAAACAAACTCAATATTGGTTGCTAGTTACGGAACTTATTCTACCGGTATTAATATTCGCAATCTCCACAATGTTGTTTTTGCTAGTCCTTCAAAGTCTCGTATTCGGAATTTACAATCTATAGGGAGAGCATTAAGACGGACAGACGATAAAATAAAAGCAAATCTGTTTGATTTATCTGATGATATATCCCATCGTTCAAGGAATAACTATACCTTAAATCACATGTTAAGTAGATTAAAAATCTACAACGATCAAAAGTTTGATTATACCATTAAGAAATTTAATCTTTAGTATATTAGTATATCCAGCTCCGGTAGCCGTTGACACTGTAAGTATAACATATTAGGAGCTCATTTGTCAAGCCAAAACCATGTTCCCACCAAAAAAAATACATAAAAATAAGGCTTGACAAATAGGATTTTTTATGTTATAATATAGTCAACAAACAATACAGGAGATTCCAGATGGCAAATGAAAAAAAGGAACACTATGTTAATAATAAGCAATTATATGAGGAAATGTGTAAATTTAAGGATCTAATCTACGATCATGAGCAATCTGGATTAGAAAAACCCCCAGTTACCGAGTATTTGGGTGAATGCTTTTTAAAAATTGCAACGGGATTGGCACAGAGACCAAATTTTATAAATTACACATATAAGGATGAAATGATATGTGATGGTATTGAGAATTGTATACAGTACTGTCATAATTTTGATCCTGAGAAATCTAAAAACCCGTTTTCGTATTTTACTCAAATAATATATTATGCCTTTCTTAGAAGAATAGAAAGGGAAAAACGTCAATCCTATATCAAACATAAACTCACAGAAAAGTTGGCGACTATGGCAGATTTAGCTGCTTTACAAGATCATGATTTAAATTCCAAAGAAACTCTACAGGTGTATATGAATGAAAATTCTGCAATTGTGCAGGAATACGAGGAAAAAATAAACAAAAAGCGAATTAGTAGGCATAAGGCTAAAAGTAATTTAGAGACCTTTATGGAGTAAAAATGAAAATAGCATTAATAACAGACACTCATTTTGGTGCTCGGAATGATAGTCGGGTATTTAGTAGTTATTTCGCAAAATTTTATGATAATGTATTTTTTCCTTATTTGGAAGAAAATAATATTAAAAATCTAATCCACCTTGGGGATTTGGTTGATAGAAGGAAGTATATAAATTTTGTTACGTTGGATGATGTACGTAAGAATTTTATTTTTAAACTCGGTACTATGGGAATTGATACTCATATTATTATCGGAAACCATGATACCTATTATAAAAACACAAACGAAGTAAATGCAGTTCAGGGGTTATTTTCCACTTTAGAGGGGCAAATGGAACCTTGGATTTATGAGAGTGCTACTGTTAAAAATTTCGATGGACTTGATATATGTTTCGTTCCTTGGATATGTCCAGAAAATGCTGAGGCGACAATGGAGGTCATAGAAAATACTGATGCCGAAATTTTAATGGGACATCTTGAAGTTAGTGGTTATTCTATGCATAGGGGAATGGTATGTGAGCATGGCTTGAGTAAGAATACCTTTGATAAATTTGATATGGTATTTTCTGGTCATTTTCACTATAAAAACGGAGATAATCATATACGTTATCTGGGAACGCCTTATGAACTTACCTGGAATGATGAGGGGGATCAGAAAGGATTTTATGTTTTTGATACAGATACTAGGGAATTAGAATTTATTAAAAATCCTTACAAAATATTCCATAAAATAAATTATAATGACTTGGAGAGGGATTATACCAAGAACGATTATAGTGAATACAAGGATTGTTATGTAAAAATTATTGTAGTAGAAAAGGAGGATTCTTATAAATTTGATTTGTTTTTAGATCGTTTGTATAGTTATGACCCCTATGACGTAACAATTATCGAGGATGCAATGGAAATACTAGATACTGCTGGTGAGTTAGATCAGGCAGAGGATACTATGACCATATTGAGTAAATATATTGATGGTTTAGAATTGACTGTAGATAAAGTTCGACTGGATAATTTGATGAAAACTTTGTATTTAGAAGCGGTGGATATTGAATGATAATTTTTACTAAATTGAGATATAAAAATTTCTTGTCAACTGGGAATTATTTTACTGAGATTTTACTCGATAAACACCCAACAACGTTGGTTTTGGGTGAGAATGGCTCGGGTAAGTCTACTATGCTAGATGCTCTCACTTTTGTTTTATTTTCAAAACCTTTTAGGAGAATTAATAAACCACAGTTAATTAATTCGATCAATGAGAATGGATTGTTGGTTGAGGTTGAATTTACAATAGGAAATAGAGAATATCTTATACGAAGGGGAATTAAACCTG